TCCTGTATCTGTTTTTACACTTAATTCAGAAGTTACACCAGAGGAATTACCAATATAGATACTTCCTTGTGCTAATGCTTCTTTAATATCTCCTTTTATTGTCCCGTCTTGGGCGATTACTTCTGTTTTAACACCTGCGTTTAAAACCGAGAATCCACCACCAGTTGAGACGTGCTCATATTTGTGTGCCATATTATTTTATATTATTCTTATGAGGGGTGGAATTACGCCACCCCAGTAAATGGATTATACACTCATTTGGTGTCTATTGACAAAATACTATACTTATGCTCCTGTACTTCCGTAAATATTCAATGGCATCTTGTTAATACCAGTCTTCCAGTAACCAGTTACATTACTTCTAATAGAGTTGTTCTCTAAAGTAATAGGTTCACTAAATGTAGGTGTCTTAACCATACCACAGATAACTGGAGAGTCCATAATGTTCTCATCAATTAAGAACCAGTTAAGTTTGTTTGCTGTGCTAATGAAAGGTGTCTCAACAACCTTTAACATACCAGCATAGATGTTAATGTCATCTACTGCAGTTGGAGAGATGTTTGAAGCAAACATTTGAATAGCTTTCTTGGCAGCGGCACTACCTTTCTTAACCATAATTGCTGTCCAGTTAAGAGGCATCTCCTTTCCAGATTGGTCTGTAAAAGCACCAGCATATTCCCAAGCTGTATCAATAGTTGTTTCACTTAATGCACCAGTTGTTTCATTAACAAATGTTCCACCACCATTGTATGTGTGGGTTGCACAAAGTTCTACTCCATCAGGAGCGTTAATAACAGAACCTGTATCAAAAGCGTGGTTGTATGCATAGAAAGCATCATCCATAATTGCCTTAGAAGCAGTCTTTAACAACTGATTTCTTTGTTCCATTAAATATCTATCAATCTTAGTTGTGTCGTCCCCAGCCTTAACCATAGTATCTTCAGATACAATCAATGAACCACCATTTCTTCCAGCAGTTATTGTAATGTTGTATCCTTGTTCTAGGTCAAGAACATCAGGAGTTTCTAATTCACCAAGACTTCTAAATCCAGTCATACCTTCTAAACTTGAGAATATTTCAGAATATTCATTTGTGTTGTAGAATTTAATAAAAGGATTTGCCTTGTACTGTTCAAGGTTTGTTTGTAGAGCTAATTTGAATGGCTCTTGTAAACCTTTAATAGCAAGGTTTGTGTAATTTGCGGCGATTGTACTCATATTTGTATTATATTATTTTATTTAATCTTATTCAAAAATTGGTAATACAATCTTGAATTCAATATCTGCTGTTGAGTCGACTACTCCAGCATCTTCTGCTACTCCCAATCTAATTACATTAGTTGAAGCACCAGTTACATCAACCAATAAATCTGTTGTTCCAGAAATACCAGCTAAATCTCCTCTATAGTCTTCACTCCATACACCATCACCTGTTCCAGTTAAAGTAAAGTCATTACCTTCTGTAACCTCAATAGATGTTTCACCATCTGCACCAGCGTTAATAGCATATGCTAATTTGGTCGAGGCTGCTCCAGCCTTAACGATTAAGTTGGTATCTAATGCAACCAAATCACCAGCTTCAATGACAGTTGCAGATGCCTTTTCAGCCATTCTTGTTCTAAAAGTAGAACCTACTTGCTTTAATTTAAAATCTTTTGCCATAATTATTTCTTTGTAAAGTCAAATCTTTCTGGTAGTCCTTGAGAGAACTTTTCAAAGAATGGGTCTTTCTTATCAACCACTCCTTGTTTACCATTAGGTTTCTGACTTAGGTTATCTTTCTTATCTTTTTCTCTTTTTGCGTCAACGAATAGTTTGAACTTTTCGTCTTTAACAGCTTCTGGTAGTGAAATCTTTTTATAGTCAGCAATCATTTGTGCCTGTTCTATTTCAACATCATCTAGGTCTTTTAAGGCATTAACTAATTTAACGGTTTCTAATGGGTCAATTGGTTTGGGGTCGGCTTTTATATCCTTCTCCTCAACTTTAGTATTAGTCTTTGTTTCAAGTTCTTTTAATCTTGCTTTAAGTTCCTTGTTTTCTGTTTCAGCTTTCTTAGCTCTAGCATATTGTCTCTTTTCATTTTCAGTGTACTGTTCAGTCTTTTCTTCAGAATCCTCAGCGGTTTCTTCAACAGTGACTTCTTCTGTGGTGTTTAGGATTTCCTCCTTGTTTTCATTTTCCATATTTTTATTGGTATATTAACCATTAGGTGTTTTTATGGGTTGACGCTTCCCAAATTATTTATCTTAATATTTTTCTAACTATTTCTTTTTTTGGTGCGAATTTTAGACTTTTAAGAAGTTCATCAAGGTAACTTTTCGCCACCTCTCTGCCGACCACCTCTATTGCAAGTCTTTCCTTATCACCATTTAAAATCTCTTTTGGAATATTTGTTATATTTCCTACTTCATAGATATACCTTTCCAGTGTTATTCTAAGGGCTTCCCCTTCGTCAATTTTTGAAAGACCATCTAAAAGTTTTTTGCGTAATTCTTCATTCATAATGTTTGTGTAACTTGTTGTGTTCCTGCTCCACCAATATTAATAGGTGCCGATACTCCACCTCCTGCACCCTTCATTGGCATACCAGTAACCTCTTGCTTACTTGGTACATTGAAGTCATTAATCTTTATTCCACCTGCTTCTAAGTATTGACCAAATATCTTTCTCTTTGTGGGGTCTGTTAGAAGCGAGGGGTCAACTGATAATGCTTGGAGTGCTGCCATTGAATTTGCTGCAACCACTCTAACATCTTTACTCTCACCAGTTATTTCAATATCAATATCATACTTTGCATCTTTATAGTAGTTCTTTGGAACAAATGCTTGTTGTTCTTTTTCTTGTGTTAGTCTTGCACTTTCAACTTCTTCCAATAGTCCCATTAGTTTTGGGTCGGGGATTTTACCAGTATTCATTACTATCTCAAAGAATCTATCGTGTAAGTGTTTATTTACCAAGAGTTCATTGTACTTCTCTAAATCTTCCCCAGCGATTCTTAAGATGTGTTCCTTAGTTAAATTCTTTTCTGCTTGTGGTAATACGAACTCATATAAGAACCTTTTAAGAGCAAGACCCACATCTTCTCTCATTTGGTCAAAGTAACTCATTGCTTGGGCTGTGCTTAATTGTGCAGAACCAAGTGGTGTTCCAGCTGGTGTTCTCTCACCAAGCATAATATCTGTTGTAAAGGTTGAACGCTGTGCATTACCTTCCCATTTTGATGTTTCTTCATTGTAGTAGGCAAGATTTCTATCTGCCATATCAACCTGATTGATTTCATTCTCCAATACTTGTCCATCTTCAGCAGATGTTAATAAGTTTGTAACTACTCCACTTTCAGGACTCCAGAATAATCTTAGGGTTGACCACTTAGAAGAACGTACTTGCTCATTGGCAACTTCATTTATTCTAATTTGGTTCTCACTAATTTGTTCAGGAACTCCAACTCCTAACCATCTTCCACTAATCTTATTTATGTGGAACTCAAAGTATGGGTGGGTTGTAATAAACTTTTCTCCTAATATAATATCACTATTTAATTCCCATTTAACATCAGGATTGTTCTTAACATCATTTGGAATATCAGCAACTATAACCATTTTATAATCACTTAATCCATCTTCATTTTCTACCTCACCATATCTTTCAAATACCCTAATATATTGTTGTCCAGACTTTGTAAATATTCTTAATATCTTTTCAACTTGTTCTTCATCCCATCCACTCTTTTTAGCAACTACCTTAAACTCACTTGGAGTGTAGTAGAATTGTTCAATAATATAATTTGAGTTATCAAGTGAATCGGCATTTTGTTCACATACGAAGTTGCGTAGGTCAACAAAATAACATTCCCCTTTAATCATTTTAAGAACAACACTTCCATAAATAGGTAATTCCCTACAAATTCTATTAAGTGTTTCCCCAAAGTATTTATCCTTCATCCAGAATCTAATATCTCTTTCCAAGAACCAAGTCTTTAATGGGTTGCCACCAGCTGCAGTCATAAAGATAATGTCCTTTGTATCAACATCAATAGCTTTAGTTGTTGCACCACAAGAATACTTTGTTATGTTGTAAAAGTATCTTTTAAATCCTAACTCATCTACATCTCCATCTACGAATTTAGAATTGAGATAAAGTATTGCTTGTTCAATTAATTTCTTTTGGTCGCTTTCCCAAGAGTCTAAAACCTTTATCGGTTCTGAAAATCTAGTAAGTTCTTGCTGAATAGTTCCTAATATGCTATATTTTTTTTGTTCTTCTGATTGTTTCATTTTATTTTACCTTGTTGGTCGTCTATAAGTTCTCCTTTTAAATTGTTCTGGTATTCCATCTGGTTTTGGTAATTTTAGTTCTGGACTTAATTTTATATCCCTTAAATCCCATACCGCTAATCCTAAACTACATATTGCATCATCGTGTTTTCCGATTGGTGCTGAATATTTTAATGCTCCTGTTGTCTCACTCATTTCACAAGCATAACAATCTAATTCATCAAGTAGTATTGGTTCGTCTGGTATTGTTATTCCTTTATGTTCTATAAATATTGATAACTTATCAATTAGGTCGTGCTTACTTTTTGTGGCGAATTTAAAATCTATAACATTAATTCCATTTCTTTGTATTCTTTCTGTTACTGGATTTCCTAGTCCAGTTGAATCAATAACCACTTTTGCTCTATTATATTTATTTGCAAGTGCTGTTATTCTTTGAATTAATAAGTCCCATTCTATTCTATTAAATCTATCCCAATAAACAACTTTGTGATTTTGTCTATCTATTACTGTCAATACTGTAAAGTCATTTACCTTTGCTATATCTGCACCAATAACATATCTATGTTCTGGCTTAGGTTCTTCATAACAATCTTTTCTATCTATTGTTATATCATAGAACCCTCTAAATACTCCAGCACCAGTATCTAAAAACTCTGCTAAATATTCTTGTTTAAATACATCTTCTGGTAAACTTCTTTTTGCTCTTTCTATTTCTTCAACTGGTATATGTGGGTTAATTGAACTTGGACTATTAAAAGTAAATCCATCTCCTGTTTCCTGTATTTCTTTATACTTTCTAAAAAACCAATTCTTTTTAAAAGGAGTACTAATAAATATAGTAGTTCCCTTTCTCATTGCTGTTGTAGCAAACAAGTATCTATCATATACCATTGGACTCATCATCGCAGCCTCATCTATAATCAATAAGTCAACTTCATCTCCTAGCAATGATATTGCATTATCTGCAGATTTACATTCTACTATGCTTCCATTATTAAATCTTATACTCATTCCAGGTTTTGAACCAACTTTATAACTTTTAGGTGGATAAATCTTTGCAACAAATTGAATCAAGTATGTAAATACTTTTTCTGTTAATGAGTAATCAGGAGCTACAATCCAAATCTTTGAACCTGGTATCATTGTTTCCATTCCCACTATACAAGAATTAACTAATGTCTTTCCAGACCTTCTTCCTGATACCCATACAATTTCTCTATCACCTCTTTGATATGCATCTATAATTGGTTTTTGTCCTGCGTGTGGTTCAAAACCAATATCTTTTAAAAACTGCTCAACATTTAACTCTTTTCTTAATTGGAAGTTATATTCCCTCTTCATTATCTTCTTTTTTGTTAAAATATTTTCTTGTTACTGCTATTGTTAATTCTGCTCCTTCATTTTTACCAGGATACATATCTATTAAGTTTGCCATTTCTTTTAATGAAGCAAATCTTGTTCTCTTGTCATCATTATCTGGTGTTGCTAAGTTTAAAAATCCTTGCGCAATAAAACTTTCTAAGTCTCTATCTTTCATTTGTTTCCAAGTTTTTGATTGGAAACATCTTCCGTGTAGAATTGAACTATCACTATATCCTTCCTCCTTTTGTATTTGTTTTAATTTCTTTCCATCAACCTTCTCTCCTTTGGCAACTAACTCCATTGTACGGTTAAAAACGGCTTCTGGTCTCTTACCGTTTTTT